TCATCGCATACCTTCCATGCTCAAGAGCAACGTTTTACAATCTTGAATTGGAAAAATTAGACACCATAAAAGATGCGTTGACAAAAGTAAAAACCGAAATCAAGGTTTCTATGCGTTCAAAGTGGTATAAGTCAGAGAATCCAACGTTACAGATGGGATTAATGAAGCTGATTGCTTCGCCAGATGAATTAAAGCAGTTGGCAATGACGCACGTTGAAAGTAATAATACGCACGAAGTAAAAGATTTTAACCTAAGTGATTTGGTAAAATTCAAGGATGATTCTCCTAAACAATAAATGGAAAGCATTATTTAATGATACTCGATACTTTATAATTTCGGGAGGTCGGGGAAGCTCAAAGTCATTTGGGGTTGGAACATTCACAAGTTTACTTTCATTCGAGAAGGGCCACAAGATTCTGTTCACTCGGCAGACAATGACATCGGCTCACTTGTCAATCATTCCTGAATTTCAAGAAAAGATTCAGCTACTTGAATCGGAGGATAAATTTGAAGTAACAAAGACCGATATAATAAATAAGCAATCAGGAAGCGAAATAATCTTTAGGGGTTTAAAGACATCGTCAGGAGATCAAACTGCAAATCTAAAGTCATTGCAAGGTGTAACTGATTGGGTGCTTGAGGAGGCAGAGGAATTAACGGAGGAGGCTACATTTGACAAGATAAACTTGTCGGTTCGGCAAAAAGGAGTTCAGAATAGAATTATTATCATTTTTAATCCGACAACAAAAGAGCATTGGATTTATAAAAGATTCTTTGAGCAAGCTGGAGTCGAAGGCGGATTCAACGGAGTAAAGGGAAACGTTACTTATATCCATACGACCTACGAAGATAATATTGAGCATTTAGATCAATCATTTTTAGATGAGGTACAAAGGATTAAGGAAACAAATCCTAAAAAATACCAACACGCAATACTTGGGGGATGGTTAGACAAAGCGGAAGGAGTTGTCTTTACCAATTGGCAGTTCGGCACGTTTAATCCTAATGGTTTACAAACATCATTCGGAATGGACTTTGGATTCTCAATTGATCCGGATGCGGTGGCTGAGGTAGCAATAGATAAAGCCAAAAAGATTATTTACGTTAAAGAAATTATCTATGAACGAGGATTAAAAACTCATGTGCTTGCTAAATTGCTAAAGGACAAAGTCGGAGGTGGCTTGGTTATAGCTGATTCGGCAGAGCCTCGTTTGATTGAGGATTTAAGGTTTAGCGGTGTTAATATCCAAGCGGTTAAGAAGGGGACAATTGAATCTGGAATTGTTAGGATGCAAGACTTTCAAATCATCGTTGATCCAGAAAGTAAGAATATCGCTAAGGAGTTTAACAATTACGTTTACGTAAACAAAGCAAGCAAGCTATACATTGACGACTGGTGCCATCAAATTGATGCGATAAGGTATAACATCATTTACCATTTAGATAATCCAAATCAAGGCAATTACCATATTTATTAAGACAGAATATTAACAAAATTGTTTATACATTATGAAGGTAAAGATTTCAATCCCAACCGATTTAAGCGAAATTAAGCTACATCAATATCAGAAGTTCCTGAAGATTGTAGGCGAGAATGAGGAAAGCGATTTCTTAAACCACAAGATGATACAGATATTTTGTGGGATTGACATGAATATAGTCGGGCAGATGAGGCAGAAAGATGTCGAAGATGCAACGCAGATAATAGGTGGATTGTTTAAGCAGTTGCCATCGCTAACGACAAAGTTCGAGATGAACGGAAAGACCTTTGGTTTTATTCCTAACTTGGACGATATGTCAAGCGGTGAATACATGGACTTAGACAATTATATCACAAATTGGGATGAGATGCACAGAGCAATGGCGGTGCTTTATCGACCAATTAAGCAGACAATGGGGGAACGATACTTAATTGAGGAATACGATTCAAGTGAAAGGTATTGCGAGCTGATGAAAGATGCACCTTTAAACGTAACGCTTGGGGCGGTGGTTTTTTTTTGGCATTTAGGGAAAGAATTATTGAAAAGTACGATGGATTATTTAGTGGAGAATCCGCAGATGGATATTCTGAACAAGCGCAGTTTGGAAAACGGTGGGGATGGTATTCTTCAATCTATGCACTTGCTCAGGGAGATGTTAGACGATTTAATGAAATTACCAAATTACCAATTAACCAGTGCCTAACGTTCCTAACATTTGAGAAGCAAAAGAACGAATTAGAAATGAAAATGATTAAATCACAAAGACAATGACCGGATTTTATTACGCAGTCAGTACATTAAGAGATTACCTGAAGAACGGAGGTTTTGTCAACACCGTTTCAACTGGCGATATATTTGAGGTCGATTTAGCAAAGCAAACAATTTACCCATACGTTCACATCATTGTAAACAATTCAACACCGAAAGAGAATAGCTTAGGCTTTAATTTATCGGTTTTGTTTATGGACATCGTTGATATTTCAAAGACTGAATCCGTAAACGTGTTTGATGGCAATGATAATCTTCTTGATGTATTGAATAGTCAGTTGGCAATTGCGAGTAAGATGGTTACGGACTTACGCAGAGGGGATTTGTATTCTGATTTAGTTCAGATTGATGGCGATCCGTTATGCGAACCATTTACTGACCGATTTGAGAATAAGGTTGCTGGGTGGACGGTTACTTTTGATTTGATAGTACCAAATGATATGACCATCTGCTAATGGCTGATTTACGAGAAACGTATGCGGTAATAAAAAGATTTAGAGATTATGTGATTCAGCAATCACGTTCAAATCTTAGTAAAGGCCGTAAGAATGTTTCTAAGGAACTTTATAACTCCTTAAAAGGCGAGATAGTCCAAGAGAACAACTATGCGATTGTTGGCTTTAGGATGGCTGAATATGGGCAGTATCAGGATCAAGGTGTTAAAGGTAAATTTAAGTCAGCTAAAGCACCTAATTCGCCATTTAAATTTGGAAGTGGCACCGGTAAGAAAGGTGGTTTAACAAATGGAATTGAGAAATGGGTAAAGGCAAGAGGGATACAGTTTAAAGATAAAAAGACGGGTAGATTTATTTCTTATCAGTCAACTGCTTTCTTGATTAGCCGAAGCATTTATATGACTGGGATGAAGCCAAGTTTATTTTTTACGAAACCATTTGAAGCTGGATACAAGAAATACATTGACACGGATTTAGCAAAAGCATTTGGCTTAGATGTTGAAACAATTATTGACTATAATTTAAAAGATTTATGATAACGATTAACGCAAGAAGTCCGTATTTTGTTACGATCACTGGAAGCACAAACACGACTTTAAAGCTATACGTTTGGAATGGTGCAACAGAGCCAGCATCTGAAACGTATTCATTTACTAAGGCAGCTCCGTCGTCAACACAAACGACATCGAACTACGATATTACACCTTACTTGCGTGAGTATATTGAGAATATCAATCCTGAATATGAGCCAACACCAGCGACTGAGGCAAGTACATCATTTGCTAATTTCAAAGCGGTTTCATTTAGCAACGGAACAAATAGAACAAGTGCATTTAAAACAAGGGTAATTGCTGATTCAGGAACTTACGAGGCAGACAATTGCTTAGGAACTTTTATGGGCGATTATATTATCGGGGCCGCAGTCGATGGATACACGCTTTATTCAGGCGGATACAACCAAGCCAATACGGCTGACATTGTTGCTTTAGCAGATACAAGCAAGACGATAACGTATTTAAACAATACGGATAATATGTATGTCAACGTTTTGATTAACCATACCGGTACATCAATCACGGCTGATTACGTTACATCGGTAGGAACAACAACAGTTACGATATTAGCATCCTCAGCAACTAAAGGAGTTTACAATATGAAAGTACCTTTGAAGTTGGTTGGATTCACGACATCAAGTATATTACGCATTAAGAGCAACGGAACAACGCTTTACACTTACAACATTGCGCCTATCTGTGAGCCGAAATACACACCAGTTTTGGCTCAATTTATTAATCGTTATGGTGGATGGCAGTTCCTAACTTTCTTTAAAGCTCAGTCAAATTCCATCACAACTGAAAGAACGAAGTATAATCTTTTGCCTGATAATATTAATTATAACGTTAAGAGGGGACAAAGTAAGTCGTTTAATATCAACGGAATGCAAAAAGTTTCGTTAAATACTGGTTTTGTTGATCAGAATTATTCAGATTTGATTCAAGATTTGATGCTTAGCAATACGGTTTTACTTAATGGAGTTCCAGTGCAAGTAGAAACTAACTCAACAGATTTAAAGACATCGATTCGGGACAAGAATATTAATTACCAAATTGATTTTGTTTACGCTTTCAATCTTAAAAATAACGTGATTTAATGATAGCGGCATCAATCTACATCTTAGTTGACGAAGTTTATAAGCGTATTGAGTTATTCAATGACGAGAAAATAAGCGTTACAAGTTCGATTCAGAACGTAAATGACATTTCAAAAGTGTTTACGGATTATTCGCAATCGTTTACGGTGCCAGCATCCAAGATAAATAACGAAATCTTTGGACATTGGTACGAAAATTCAATAGATCAAGGATTTGATGCTCGGACAAGAAAGCTTGCTTATATCGAGTTAAATGATGCCACATTTAGAAAAGGAAAAATTCAGTTAGAGAAAGCGCAGTTTAAAAATAACGAAATTGATAATTATCAGATTTCTTTCATTGGTAGCTTAGTTTCTTTAAAGGATTTATTTGCTGGAAGATTCCTTCGTGATTTCGATTACTCAGCTTACAACTTTGCTTATACGGGAACGGTTGTAAAGAACCGAGTTACTGGAGGAGTTACCAATGACGTTAAATTTCCTTTGATTACATCGTTAAACAATTGGACTTACATGACCAATGGAACGACAAAGGAGAATTGGGACATTGAAAAGAATACGCATCCAATTTACCATACGGATTTATTTCCAGCGATGCGAGTAAGCAAGATAGTCGAATCAATTGCTTCGGGTTTAGGGATTACAATTCAAGGTAACGTGGCTAATGATTTCTTGAGTTCAGACAAGTATAAAAATGCTTTTTTGTGGCTTAAGAACACCGATTTCTTTACATTAAAGCAAACGCACCAAAAGATTCTATTTCAAACGAATACAAGTACGGTAGGAACGCAAGGCATTTTTAATGTTAGTCCAAGTGGAAGTTTTTTAACTTATGTAAAGCCTGAAAGTCCGGTATATTTAAACAAGTCAAATATTAAGTTGACATTTACAACATCGGGAACGGAGTTTTATTTGTACGTTTATAAGAACGGAATCAAGTTAAGCGAGCAGAGTTATCTTACTCAAACAAGTCAGATGACCTTATCTGCGCCATTAGAAGATTCTGGAACTTATACGTTTTTTGTTTCATCAGCTTCAGCAGTTACTTATACATCGGTTTATGAATTTGAAACACGAAATTCAGTAACAACGGCAGTCGTTAGTGATGTAACGTGTACTGGAACAAGTCAGACAACAACCACAACTTTAAACGTGGCTGATTATATGCCTGACATCAAGGCGGAAGATTTCTTTAGTGGAA